GATGGTACTAAATTATTTGTCAATAATACTAATTCGGTAAAACAATATGATTTAACTTCTCCATTTGATACTTTAACAATGACTAATGAACAGCAATATGATCCTTATATGTACGATAATTATAATTTATCGGATTTATGCTTAAATGACTCAGGAAACAAATTATATCTTGCTAATAAATCTGGAAATAAGATACATGAATTTGATGTAACTACACCTTTTGATATAACAACGGCATTAAAAAGGGATAATACTTTATATGAAGAAAATCTATTAAAAGATACTATATTGGTTGATGCTGGTTCTAAATTGATAAGTAAAAATTCTTCTAATCTTACAAGTTATAATTTAGAAGAAAACTATAATATTTCAACTTGGAATAATACTACAACCACTAATTTAACATTAACTACATATACATATGAGCGCAAAGAAAATCGCTATCCTACAGCATATGAAAGACAATATAGTGGTGTAAGTTATAGTTTAGAAAGATATAGTGGCTATTATTATAGATGGGTAAGTCGATGGAATCATATAGCACCACCTACCTCATATTGTTTTTCAAGTAATGGAAGTTTTGTTTATTGGGTAACTGGTCTTGCAGCATATGATGGAAAGGTTTATAGACAATCTTTAAGCACTCCATTTGATATAAATTCTGTAGTAGGCGGGGCAACTGGTTCACAAAGTAGAAGTCATACTATAGGAAAATCTACGTCTGAAACTTTTGAAGTAAACGGCAAAAGTAATGGCGTGCAATGTATAAGGATTTCGGCGGATGGCACTAAATTATTCTTATTAGATACATATACACATTCAATATATCAGCACGTAATGACAACGGCGCATGATTTAACTTCAATAGGTTCTGTAATAAGAAATACATCTAATACTGTTGATCCTAATGGTGGTTATGATACTCAATTTTATTATACACAAATACCTAATGCTAATGCATCTTCTAGTTTCTATGATACTAGTAATGTAAGAAATTTTTCTTTTAATAATGATGGTACTAAATTATACATTACAAATGATACTACAGTATATGAGTATAATGTTACTTCCGCATTTGATTTAAGCTCAGTATCATACGTTACTTCGTATAGTTTATTTTCTTCAGATATTACTGTTGATGGTGGAATATTTATTTCTGATAGTGATCAAAAATTATATGCATATGGAACTGATTTTATACATCAATATGATTTAGATTCCAATTTAAGTACTGCAACTGAGCCATTTAAATCTAAGGAACTGACTATTGCAGAAGATAGCCAACCTACTGGGATGATATTTAATAATTCTGGCACTACGTTATATGTAGGTGGATCACAAACAAATAATGTGTTTAAATATATACTATCAGATAAAGATAAAATTTATTCTGCAACGTTTGATTCGGCGTATTCAACACCAACGCTAATAACAGATCTTCAAGGTATTGTTACAAATTCAGCAGAGGATAAAATGTTTTTATTATCAAATAGAACAATTGCTGAAATACACATTGATTCCCAATTTTCTGCTTCTACAGACCCAGGGATTAATTATGGTACAGTCAAATCGAATAGCATCAACAAAGGTATGCGTTGGAATAATGACGGAAGTCAGTTTATAGTATCCGGTAATTCAACATTAGAAACTTATAAAACCGATAACTTATATAGAGTTATTCCATTATAAACACAATAAAACGATTATATATAAATAATAGAAAACTTAACGGAGAATGAAATGAATAATGAACTTACAATCCAAGATTTAGCTGTAATAAGATCAATCATTGATGCGGCAACTCGTGGTGGTGTATTTAAGGCACAAGATTTAAGTGCTGTTGGTGTAGTACATGATAAACTCAATAATATCATTGAGGCTTTTGTAGAAAAGAATAAAGAAGAATCGACTGAAGGTGAAGCAGCTGCTGAAGAAGCAACCGCTGAATAAATTAATGTTTTTTGTTATGTCCTGCTAATAGAGAGGATTTAACATGGCAGCTAAGAAGTTACAAGCAGATTCAAAGTTTAATGAATTAGACGCAGATGGCGATGGAATCATTACTGATGAAGAAATGGCGCGTGCAAAAGAAATAGCTCAGTTCGAACATGAACAAGCTAAAATGGAAAACGAAGATAAGAAAGAAGATCAGATTCGTGCGATGGCATGGTTTGCTCTTTGGGGTATGTTATTATATCCAGTTCTTATTTTAGTTACATCTATTCTAGGAGTAGAAAGCGCAGCTGGTATTATTGGTGATATTGCACCAACATACTTTGTAGCTATTGCTGGTTTAGTTGCGGCATTCTTTGGAGCACAGGCTTACACTAAAGGTAAGTAGTGCACTAATATACCCTCCTCAACTAAAGTACTCTTTCTATTATACTATTTTATTTAACAGTTGTAAACAAAAAAATAACAACATCTTGTACTTTTTTTTTAAAAAATAGCTCATATAGCTATTTACAAAATTTTAATTATACTATATAATAGTACCAGTCAGTAAAAACAATACAGAAAAAACAGCACGTTATTACAATACCATAATTTTAGTTAGTTATGGTATAGTATTTTTTGTGCTCCGAGAAAGAAAGATGCCCATGTTATTTCAAGAACAGATAGCCAGAAAACCAGACCTATATCCTTGGACAAAAGATTTTATTGAAGCAATTTGGAAGGGGTTTTGGACTCCAGAAGAATTTAACTTTAGATCAGATTACTCACAATTTAAAACAGATTTAACACCACAGGAACAGGAAATAGTTGTTAGAACTATGTCGGCTATCGGGCAAATTGAAATAGCAGTTAAATCGTTTTGGGCTGAAGTTGGTAATAATCTGCCGCACCCATCTATCAAAGACTTAGGTTTTGCTATGGCAAATTCTGAAGTAATTCATAATATGGCTTATGAAAAGATTCTTGATGTATTACACCTAACTCACGTATTTGAAGAAAATTTAAATGTAGAAGTTATTAAACGTAGAGTAGATTATCTCCGTAAATATAATAATAAAGTTTATGCAGACGATAAGAAGCAATACATTTATTCAATTATGCTCTTTACATTATTTGTGGAAAATGTGAGTCTGTTTAGTCAGTTCTATATAATTATGCACATGAATAGAAATAAAGCAGTAATGAAAGATTGTGCTCAACAAGTACAATATACACGTAATGAAGAAATGTTACATGCTCAAGTAGGCATTAAACTAATTAACACCTTGCGTGAAGAATATCCAGACTTGTTTGATGAAGAATTAGAAGCGAGAGTGAAAGAGGAGTGTATTGATGCACTAAAAGCAGAAAGTAAAGTTATTGATTGGATTATGGGAGATTATGAAGTAAAGGGATTAAGTGCAGATATTCTTAAATCTTTTATTGCGAAAAGAATGGCAGATTCTTTAGATCAGATCGGGTTTGATAGTAGTGAGATTGTATATAATCAGGAATATATAGATGAAACTTTCTGGTTTGATGAAGAACTGTATGGTGCAAATATGACTGATTTCTTTCAGAAAAGACCTGTTGAGTATGCAAAAGGTCAGGGCATATCTGCAGACGATTTATTTTAATGGAGAATATTATGGGGTTTGAATGGGCAAATGAGGACTCTCGTACTTTTTTAAGTAGAGGGTATATAGATGGAAATATGACTGTTGAAGAACGTGTAAGGATTATTGCATGGACAGCAGAGAAAATTTTAGATAGAGAAGGCTTTGCTGATAAGTTTTATGATTATATGAGTAGAGGATTTTATTCTTTATCTTCACCAGTATGGTCTAACTTTGGAACTAAAAAAGGCCTACCAATTTCTTGTAATGGTGTTTTTATTAATGATAATATGGAATCTATCTTAAAGAAAACAGCAGAAGTTGGAATGCAAACTAAAATGGGTGCGGGTACTTCTGGTTATTATGGTGCACTAAGAGCAAGAGGTGAACCAATTAAGAGTGGTGGAACAGCAGATGGTCCAGTACACTTTATGAATCTAACAGAAACTACAGTAGATGTTGTAGCTCAAGGTAATGTCCGTAGAGGATCCTTTGCTGCATACCTTGATATTTCATCACCTGATATTATGGAGTTTCTTGACGCTCGTGAAGAAGGTTCATCTATTATTAATATGTCACTTGGTGTGTGTATTGGTGATGATTGGATGCAAGAAATGATTGACGGCGATCCCGATAAGAGAACTGTTTGGGCTCGTGTTCTCCGTAAACTTCGTGAATCTGGCTATCCATATCTGTTCTTTAAAGATACCGTAAATAAAAATAGACCGCGTGTACTAAGACAGAATGATATTTGGATTTGGGCATCCAATCTTTGTTCAGAAATTTGTCTACCATCATCAGAAGATGAATCCTTTGTGTGTAATCTAGCATCTATGAATTTGCTAAAAGCAGACGAGTGGATGGAAACAGATGCTGTAGAAACAATGATCTGGTTTCTTGATGCAGTAATGGAAGAATATATTGAGAAGACAGCTGATATACAATTCATGCAGTCTGCTAATAATTTTGCAAAACGTTGGAGAGCATTAGGTTTAGGTCAGCTTGGTTGGCATTCTTATTTACAATCTAAAATGATTGCATTTGAATCATTTGATGCACATCTACTATCAGCAAAGATTAGTAAGTTTATTGATGATCGTTCTCTTGAGGCTTCAAAAGAATTAGCTATTGAGTATGGTGAACCAGAAGGTATGTTAGGAACAGGCGAACGAAACCTAACAAGAACTGCTGTTGCTCCAACTACATCTTCATCCTTTATTCTTGGACAAGTATCTCCATCTATTGAACCTTTAGCATCTAATTACTTCACAAAAGATTTAGCAAAAGGTAAGTTTACATACCGTAATCCATATCTAAAAGATTGTTTAGCTGAGCACAATAAAGATAATGAAGAAACGTGGGTTGACATTCTAAAGCATGGTGGTTCAGTACAACACCTTGAGTTTTTAACACAAAATGAAAAAGACGTATTTAAAACATTTAGTGAAATTACACCTCTATCTATTGTTCAACAAGCTGGCGCACGTCAGAAATATATAGATCAGTCACAGAGTTTAAATATTCTAATTCACCCAGATGTTCCAGCTAAAGATGTAAATGCTTTGCTTATTGAGGGGTGGAAACTAGGAGTTAAAACTTTCTATTATCAACGCAGTGCTAATCCAGCACAAGAGTTGGTACGTGATATTATGAATTGTGCGGCTTGCGAAGGATAATAATAAATGAAATACTATTATATTGAGTGTGAAATCTGTGACGAGCAGTCCCAGGTAACAGTAGAAAATTCTTCTCCAGAACCAGAGTTCTGCCCTATGTGTGGAAATGTCACAATGGCAAACTTTTTAGATGAAGAGGAAGACTCCGATTAAATACTACTAAATAGTATTACTTACAACTAGGGTTAAGTAATATTATGTGGATTTTTAATGGTAACGAATTTAACCCAGCTGAGTTTGATTTTGATAACTTAGTTGGGTTTGTTTATTGTATAACAGATTTAAGTAACAATAAAAAATATATAGGTAAAAAAGGGTTTTGGTCAAGAAGAAAACTAAAACCTCTAAAAGGCAAAACTAGAAATAGAATTGTTAAGAAAGAATCCGACTGGCGAGATTACCATGGATCCAATGAAGAGGTAAAACTTCTTGTTGAAAATCATGGATCGGAAAGATTTAAAAGAGAAATACTCCGACTCTGCAGAAGTAAAGGCGAAATGTCTTACTTTGAAATGAAAGAGCAGATTGATCGTGAAGTGCTATTTAGTGACGAATATTATAATGAGTTTATAGGAGGAAAAATTCATTCTAAACACGTTAAAGGAATAGCAAATGTATGAATATAAATGCAAGGTACTAAGAGTGGTTGATGGAGATACTGTAGATGTTGATATTGATTTAGGTTTTGGAATAGTACTATCAGATGAAAGAGTTCGTATCATGGGTATTGACACTCCAGAATCACGCACTAGAGATAAAGTAGAAAAGCTTTTCGGTAAAGCAAGTAAGCATAGACTTGAATCATTACTGGGCAAGGTTGCTATACTAAAAACACAAATTAATAAAAATGGTGAAGATATGAAAGGCAAGTTTGGTAGGGTTCTTGGAGACTTTGTAACAGAAGATGGAAGAATGGCTACTGAAGTAATGATTAGTGAGGGACATTGTGTTCCATATTTCGGTGGATCAAAGGAAGAGGTCCA